TAAAATTTTTTCCTGTTTTAAGTGATTTTATCTTATTTATCTGAGCTAATCAACTCATCTGCAAATCGACCTGTATATTGATGTTCTCCTACATGGGTTATATAATCAAATATCCAAGCATAACATTTACCGCCTATGTCTTTCCATCTTTTACAGAAAGCAAAATCCTCACCTAAATAAGTGTGTTTTTCTTGATCGAATTGAGTATCAAAAAAGTTCCACATATGAGGTAATCTTTCGTTCTTACCGTTTATAACTTGATCTTGATCAATTCTTAAATGAGGATATTTTTCAATCATTTTAGTAAACACTTCTCTTTTAATTAACATAAAGCCTGTTGGTGAGTGTGTCACTTCTATAATTCCATCTTTAATTTTAATTGCATTATTATCAGGTACCTTCATAGGATATCTATAAAAAGCTTTGTTACGAATATCTTGTGCTGTTTTAAGTTTACCTTCTCCAAATAGTTTTAAAGCTTTATCCCAGTTCATGTCTTTTAAAGGATAAGGTATAGATATAATATCTTTATCACAAGCAACTAATCGTTCAGCAGCACCTGCATTAAAAGATATATCAGAATCAATAAATAATAAATGAGTAGAATCTGATTCTAAAAATGCTGACACACACATGTTTCTTCCTTGTGTAACTAAAGAAGATTTCATTAAATGAAATCGAACTCCTATCTTTTTTCGCCAACATTCTTTTTGTAATTCTAATAAAGATTGAGTATAATGAATTGAACATTCACTATGTACTGGTGTTGCAACAAATAATTTAATTTTAGGATTTACTTTAGGTTCGTTGTCCTTGGCTCGTGGTTCTTGGTTAAACCATATCGGTTCATGATTTTGCATCTAAAGCTCCTTTTAAAAATTGTTCCCATTCATGTTTTCTATTTTCCCAATTATAAAATTTTTTATAAAAACCCATTTGAGATTTTTGTAATTCTTTCATTCCATCTGTGTGCAATTGTAATGCAATACCCTCTATAGCGTATGCAAACGCTCTAGCAAGATTTTTATAATCATCGCTGTATTGAACATAGGTAGGCCATTCAGAACAAGTTTCATACAATGCTCCATAGTTAGTAACTATCCCATGTAGACCAAAAGACAACGCTTCAATAGCCGAGATACAAGAAGTTTCTTCCCAAATATTTGGATAAGCATAGATATGATAATCTTTCATATTATGCATAATTTCTTCATTTGTTGCATAACCTTTATAAACTACATTTTCTAATTGTTGAGCTTGATCATATAAAGGTTTATACATTTCATCATTTCTTTCTTGAAAACTACTTCCATATATTTTAGTTGAAGAATACACATGACATTTTATTAAAGGATTTTTAACCAATTGCATTGCACCTAGTAATACAGATAACCCTCTCCAAGGAGTTGATGTATAAATTAAATTAATTGGATCGCCTTGTTTATATTCTTTAATAATATTAGGAAATTTTTCTATAGCGTTTTTTATGACAACACATTTATTAGAAGGTACATTAAACACCATTCTGTATTTTTCTGCACACCAATGACTGTTAAATACATACCAATCGTATTTACTATGATTATCTTTTTCCTTAAACCAAGGAGCAACATTAGGTTGATCGTAGGAATTTTGTACCCAAAGAATATTTATTTTAGTTTTAGATAACTCATGTTTTTCAGGTACAGATGTAGTTATTTGAAATTTATTAAGTAATTCATTATCTACATGTTTGCACAGTAAGTTATACTGTAACTCAGTTCCACCTATGGGATTCATAAATTATTTATTGCGTATCGCCTTTTGTATGTAGAGAAGCAACTGTAATTTCTAAATCTTGTTGAAAATCATCAGCAGTTGTATCTGTATTAGGATTAGCAACGTCTGCATCAAACTCGGCTTTGTCTGCATACACCTTGCCTGTTCTTTTATTTTTTACTATCTCTACCGCTTTAGCTGGTAATACTTTTAAATCATCGCTCATTATACTCTTCCTTGTTTATTATACTTCTTATAGTCTCTTTTTTCACTTTTGGAAAGACTTTTTTTATGACGGCCTGGTCTTTTTTTAGGCTTTGGTCTTGGTACGTAATGTGTAAACTTTTGTTTAGCCATTTTGGTCTTCTCTAGAAATTTCTAATATTGAACATACTGCAGTTATGTTAGTAGTATCATTTGTCTCTAAAGTCAATGAGTCGCTCTCTTCTAAAATAATAGGGCCTTTGGCAATATTACAAATAGTAGGGCCAGTTATGTTTGCATATGCAATTAAATTTGAAGTATTAGAATTTGAACTATCATTTATCTTTGCTTGTACTATTTTACTTCCACCTTGATTAGTGACTTGTATGTTCTGAACTATACCTCTTCCATTTACTGGTGCTGTGTAAACTGTAACAGCATTTGTAGTAGTGCCTGTAAAGAATGCGTTTTTATAAATATTAGCCATTATGTTAAATCAACCCATTTTAATGTACCGCAGATGTCATCACCATTTGATGCACCTTTAGCACATAGTGTTAATGTATCAGAAGAACCCGCAATTGTCTGTCCTAATTGATAAGCAAAATTAAATCCATCTTGTGCAAATTGTAAATTGTTTGCACCTTTACCAGATAAATATGCTTGGCCTACAACCGTTCCACCTGTAATTGTTGTAGTTCCTGTTAAATCATATTCTACATTATCAGAATAGCTTGTATATGAAAATGCTGTGCTTGGTGTTGCATTAAGTCTTAATTCTATTTGAAAATCAGAGTTAGAGATAGCTGATGCTGCAATGTCAATTGGAATAATTACTGCATAGGGTCTACCAGATTTAATTCTAATCGTTGCTAAATTGTAATATGTTCCTGCTGTTGTTAAATTAACTCCACCCAATGAAGCTGTTCCAATAGATTGTCTTAAACCTTCTGGTGCATAACCACCTTCAATCAAAGCTGTAGAACAAACTTGTTGTAAAGTATAAGTTCCAGCTGTAAGCGCAGAGGTCACTTCTATTTCATATCGTATAGGTAAATTAGCTGTTTGCATATAAACGGTATCTAAATTATTTGCATTTAAAAATGTGTGGGCTGTAATGAATTTACCATCAATCACAAATCCAACTCTTACCGCTCCCATGCCTAACCATTCATAATCCGTGAACATAATCGTTGCTTTAGTTGGGTCTAATGTATAACCACTTGCACCTGTTCCATCGAGTTTGTCTCCGTTCCACGATGCTTGAGCCACGTCATTATCAACCGCGGATCCTGTAACATAAGTTCTTCTTACAATCTGATATCCTGTTCCTGTATCTTCAAAAAAAATTCCGTTATTAGCATCAAACGTACCTACTCTTTGCTCAAGATTCTCGGTTTGAGTATTCATCACAAATGTGTTAAGTATAAGTAATGACTTACCTGGTTGGTATGACATCACTCGTTTTGATTGGCGGATTACTTTATCTCCAGAAGTTTCTGTACAATTCAGGTTTACCGTTGACTTGTTGGCTGTGTAAGTTACAGTCGCTGACCCAGTCGTTGATTCATCAAACAAATTGTTTTTAGATAATACATTTTTAGAATCAAAGATAGTTAATGGATTAGATACTCTTAATCTTCCAAAGGCATCATAGGCCGTAGATCCATCTCCACCACCAATAACGGTTGGTTCTACATTGACATTATTACAATTCATATTACCTCATCGTAAACCAGTTTTGAGCTTCTGCTTTATTCTCCGTATCATCATTAAAGGTTGTATTCAATGCTAATACCATTTGCTCTAAGGTTCTTATAATCTGGTCAACTTGTGATTGACTATATTCTCGTGTTGCGTTTGCTAATCTTGGTTGTTCTAGTTTTGCCATTATCTCATTCCATCTGGTTGTGCATCAATTCGAAGCGTTCCATATCTCCAATTAGTATTTATATCATTAGATAGTATTTTAACAGCTACTTGTCTACCTCTAGCTCTCATATCTACTTTGGTAGAAGTGGAATATACAGTAGTTACAGATGCAGTGGTTTGTGCATTTCCTGGGTATTGTCTAACTAAAAATGTCATCTCTACTTCACCTTGTTGATTTTTAAAGTCAGGAATATATCGTCTAACAAACATAGAATTATCACCATCTACAATATCCACGTCCCCCGATGTAATGTACGCGGTCATCGCTACGCCATTCGCGTTGTTTCCATCTTCGTGGTTAAACAATGTAGAACGGCCATCCGTTAATCCATAAATAGGATTTGGTTGTGCTGTTGAAGTAGAAGTTGCATCATAATAAGTTGCCATTGGAAAAGCAAAAACATCTTTAGGAGCATAAGTAGTTCTAGCTAAAGAACCTATTGTCCACACTTGTTCTTTATAATTATATGTAACAACTCTATCAATGGTATTCGATCCTGAAGAAGGATAAAACCAATTAAT